TAGTTATCTCGTCTAGCTCTGTTTACCGAGGTGCTTCTTTTCAAATGCTGCGGCAAATCAAAGGTTTGTGTTCCTTTTGCTGTACTTTTAACTTCTATCAAGGCACATTGTTTTTTAGCTTGATAAACTAGTACGTCTTGTATTTCTATTAAATCTCCCGTCGTCTTAACATCTTGGCCGATTAATTTTAAATTTAAATTCAAAAAAGCCTGTTTATTAAAAGACTCTCCATGAGCCGTAGTTCTTGAGGCAAACCATATTTTTTTATGATCTATACAGGCTTGTAAATGCTCATTCGCCTTTCTTATAAACTCGCTTGTAAAATTCTGCTTAAAACAGATTTTATGGTTTTCTAGATTTCGTTCAAGCTTTAATTTTCTAATTTCTTTAGAGTAATCAATTCCCTCTTTAATAGAGTCAAAGTTTATGAACTTTAAATTAATACCTGCGTCTTTAAATAAATCGGATTCATTGCAGCTATCCAAGAATTGATACCCTGCGTTATCAATACATATCATATCTACTTGGAAGTTGCTCATTATATAATACATATAAGAGATATGATCTTTAAGGTCGCCTCCCGCTACAGCGTAGTTGTGAACCAATGTACCTTGCCCAGTCTCCTCATCTATTTCTAGAACCGCTATAGCAAAGTGGTCAGAACTTGGGCTATTGCTAAAACTAGGGTCAATTCCTAGAATGTATTTAGCTGCTTTGTTCCCTTTGATTAGAGTAGTAGGATAATCGCCATCGGCAATTGTGCATTCATGCATTTTCTTTGCGCTAAAGTAGGAGTCTGAGCCATCAGTGAATTCGGCGCAATACTCCCGAAGAAAAGAGGAATGAGAAGCTCCTCCGTTTTGAGCTTCTTCGATTACCGTTTTATCTATCATTTCTTCAGGTAAAGCTTCGTAGCCTAATTGAGATATAAAATAAGATGCATCGGATTTTTCTTCTGAGTAAATTTTGCTAGACCAATCTTTGTAAGTCTTATATAAATTTTCGAATGTATACGAAGCTGAAGATAAAGCTATCATTTTAGAGGTGTTCTCGAACTCCATTCTATCGTTCTCCTTCATCCTCCCTTCTTTTATTAATTGATTTTCCATTTCTCTTATCTCTAATCTCTCTTTCATATTCTGAGGAGCTACTAAGAAAGGCATTAAAACTGTATTAACTAATTCTTCTGGAAGAAGTAAAAACTCATCCAGTACTAAAATGTTTGCGCGAAAACCTCTAATCTTTTCGCCGTTCAAAGGAATGGCTGTTATAGTCCCACCGTTTATTTCCCATTCATACTGATCGTTCCGCTTAGAAGGTCGGGCCGAAAAAGCTTGAGCTAAAAGATTTGCCCCTTTGGATTTAACTATCTTTTCTAAATTATTAAATATAAAACGAGCAGTACGGAAAGTTGGGCCAGCGATTAGAATCTTTGTTCCTGGTTCAAAAATACACTGTAAAAAACAAAATACAGAAGCTATAAAAGTTTTGCCACAGCCACGACCCCAAACGCACATAGAAAAATTTCTATTCATCATTCCTTTAAGCGTAGCTTCTTGATAAGCCGCCAATTTTATTCCCGAAATTAGTTCTGTAGTGAATCCAAGATTAGCTCGTAAGAATTTAGCTAATGAAATTTTTGCTTCTTTATCGTCTAGCTCGCCTTTGAGATCGAGAAATTGTTTGTTGAAGTTAGCACCCTCGAACTTATACTTTTCAGGAGAATAAATCATTGCGTATTTAAAGCTTGCCGCCTTCTACAGTATTTTTTTATCGTAAGCTAGTTGTAAATCTGTTTTTTTGTAGAAGCAGCCGCTTGAGAATATTTTTTCAATTACTCTAACTGACTCCTTCCTTCCGTTTACAAAAAGAAATTGTATATGATCATATTTTTGAATCATTCCTCTAACTTTATGAAAAATATACTCAGGAGTAGCTTTTATTTTTTTAGAGATATGAGGTTGATACTGAAAAGATAAAGCGCGAGTCAGATTATCTTCTACTACTATAATTAAATTAGCCTTATCTTCTTTAGCTCTTTCTATTTCCCTGCAAAATCTATCGTGGTTTAATACGCTAATAGTGGAAATAAAATCCGCAAGAGTTTTTCTCTCGATATAACAGTTACAGGTAAGTTCTCTATTACTGAGAGCATAATCTCCATATTTTAAAGCCTTAAGCTCGGACTTAAAGTTAAACTTAAGAGGTATTTGTTCTCTAGTGTCTATATAGACTTTTAAGTCCTTGTCTACGTTTTGAATGTCGCTTTGAATTATTTCGCTAGTATTTTCATATTTATTTTCTAGCCCTATACGTCTGCATAAATTATAATAACTTTTAAAATGCTTTTCGTAAGTAAGAATAGACGGAAGCATTAAGGTTCTTAGCTCCACTTGGCATGGCGAATATATTAAATCTTTTTTATCTTTGCGTTTTATCAGTAAATCTTTTAAATATTTTTTAGCTTTTGCAGGACTTTGATCTTCTATCCATTTTCTTTGATTAGCTCTAGAATTAAAATCAGACTCAAAATAATGTTGTTTATTTTTAAATTTTATTATTTTATTATCATAAAGGTCATGTCTAGGAAAATGTTTTTGATAATACTCTACGACTCTTAAGCTATGAGCTTTTAAGTGAGAATGAAGTTGTCTTTCAGTATCGAAAGATTTTCCACATTCCTTGCAAACAAATTCTGAAACTACTTTATCCATTTAATATTTCTTCTTCGCTTATCCCTAAAATTCTACATTTAATTTCGTCCATAGAAGACAAATTATCCACCTCTTCTTTCACGGACTCTTTCCTTATTTCAGCAAGTTTTATCATCTTCTTTCTATTCTCTTCGCTTTTCCACATTTCGACTAAATTTAAAATACTTGCGCTGTCGTCCTGCCTCTTCTTTAATCTATCGCTTCTTTTTTCTTTTAAATCGTTTAATAATGTTTGTTGTCTTTTCACGCACTGATTATATTCTGTTTCTACCTTTCCAATTATCTCGACTAAAGCCATAGAAGCTCTACCATCACTCTCGTCCATAGATTGTCTAAGAAGGATATTTAAATCTTCTTTTCTTCTTTGTATGTCTGCGGAAATAACAACTTCGGATGACAGTATTATGTATTGATCTACCTCTTCTTCAGTTAAGTCAAACTTATCGTGGGTATACCTAACGAACGTAGACTCGAATAAGGTCTGGTCTAACTCCGTTTGATAAGAGTTGATCTGATGTAAAAATCTAAAAGTGTTAACATAGTTAATTAAGCTCTCTACATTCCTTTTATCTTGCGGTCTTAATTTCTCTTTATCGAAAGCGTCTTTGACATATTTTAAAACTCTATACGCCATTTTATCGAATGTTCTTGGAGCCTTATACTCTTCCCTAACAGGTACTTCATTCGGCTCTGGCTCGAACGCTTTGGATGTATCAAGCGTGTCTATGTATTCCTTTGCCGTTATTGACTCTATACTTAAATTTGTAAGAGTATTATCCTTAAATAAAACTTTAGCGACCTCGACAAAAGTCATTAAAGTATAATTATTTTTTATAAACTCTTTTTGCTCTTCGGTTAGCTCTAGTCTCTGTTTTTTATCGTAAGTCGATGTAGTTTTAGCTTTTAAATCGCGAGAAGCCAGAAAAGACTTAACCGTTCTTCCCTCTTTACTCCTACCGTCTAGATTTTCAGCTTCAGGAAACGCTAGTTTAGTCAACTCCGCTAGGGAAGGAGGATTTTCTTTGTTCTTATTCCAACACTCTAAAATAGATTGTTTTTGATTTTCATTCAGTTCCATAGTCAGAAATGTCAAAAGAGTTACTGGATAATAATTTTTTGGCTTTTTCCAAAATTGATTTTTGAATATTTTTTATTTGTTTGTATCCTGGTTTTCTATCTTTTTCAGAAGTTTTATAACCCATTAATTTCGCGGTTTCTTCTTCCGATTTATTCTCTATGTATAATAAAATATATACTTTTCTTTCTAAAGGTTTTAATTTTTTCGTTATTTCTTTGTGGAATTTTTTTAAAACAAATTCGAAGTCTAAAGGATTTTGATTTTCTCTTCTTTGTATTTCATGAGCGTGACTTTCTAAAGGCAGAGTTATCTTTAAATTGTGAGCAGACTCTTTAGTCTTTTTCCATTTTGCGTAAAGCGGGCATTCTACTGACTCTTTCCCGTATATTAAACACAGATTGTTGCCTTCGTAAGCAGCACATTTTAAGCATGGTCTTGTGTAGTTTGAATAATTATTTCTTATTAAATTTTTTATCTGGTTTGATATTATTCGGTTTAGCCAAGGCTCTAAAGGTTGAGAAGCGTCATATTGCTGCCATTTTTTAAAAAGGTGTATTCTTATAATTTGAGACACATCATCATAGTCCATCCAATTTAAAGATTGGAGCTTCCACTTAGCCCTCCTTTTCCTGATTTCATTGTCGATTATATCTATCGACTCTTCGAAGGTAGGCTTTTTCTTGGGTCTACCCCGTTTTTTAGCCATTTGGTTTTATGGCTCCAGCTTCCTTTTTAAAGTCTTCCATTATCTTTTTATCGGAAGGTTTACGGCCTCTAGGGGCTTTTGGCTGGGGTCTAGCAGAAGGAGGCTCCTCAGAAGTTCCTACTATATCACCTAATTTTTCAGGTCCAGAGGAATAAACTTGAGTTTCTACTTGGAGACCTCCTTGAAGCTCAGGCACAGAAGAGACTTCTTCCTCTTGTACTTCTAAAACTAAAGAGCTAGCTTTAGACTGTACTTCGGGAGTGGCGGGACGCGGAGTACCAGTATGACTTGGCTTTCTAAAATCTTCTCCGCACTTTTGGCAAAAATTAGGTTTAGCAGAAGTGTAATGATTAGCGTGACCACAACTAGCGCAATATATCTTTAAAGATGCCATAGTTTTTAGATGTATTAGTTAATTATTTATTTAAGTTAAAATGAAAAAGCCTAACCAAAGATTACACGAAATAAACGAGCATCTCGAAAAAATTTTAGATTTATCTTACCCTTTATGCAAGTCAGACGATTTAAAGGTACAAAAGATATCTAATGAGATAAACAATAAAAGCTACATTTTCCTCAAAGAAATAAAGAAAATCATTGATTCTTAAGAATAATATCCTTATGATAAATCGATGAAAATATTTACAGATCGACGCTTTAGTATCGTAGATCGCGGTTATTTAAAGTCGTAAACCTATGCTTGAAGAGGAAGTTCATGTTCACAGGCTTGGCGCGATGGGCGATGTAATTATGAGTTTATGTGCCGTAGCTAATTTGAGAAAAAGATATAAGAAAATAATATATCACACCTCTCAGCATCAAAAAAATATACTTGAAAATTTTTTACTTAACTTTGTAGATAAAGTAGTTTCAGAAGAAGAGGTTCCTTGGGGAGAGGAAAATTTTGTAAATTTTTATGGTTACAGACCGCCTCATCCTCTATTTAGAGATTTTCACTTAATCGAAGATTTCTGCGATGAAGCTGATGTTGATTTTAATCTGGAAATACCCGCCATTAATTTGCCTTGTCGCCCGTTAGAATACTCCCCTGATAAAGCTGAAGGCGAAAAAAATATAAATATTACGGTTCAATCTACCGCAGGTTGGTCTAGATATAAAGAATACAACAAATGGGACGAAGTTATAAATTTAGCAAAACAACAAAACCATAAGTATAAATTTTTTCAGATTGGTGGGCCAGACGACAAAGCTTTAGAGAATGTTGACGGCTCCTTTCTAGGAAAATCTTTTGATGAAAATTTAGCCGCTCAAGCTCATGCAGATTTACATTTAGGCATAGATTCATCTTTCCAACATACAACTAATTTAAACTGGGTAGAAAAAAAGAAGACGAAGGCGATTATATTTTTCGGATCAACTCACCCTGAAACTTTTGGCTATAAGAATAACGTTAATATTTTTGCTGATTTAAAATGTCAGCCCTGTAACCGAGAAAATAAGGATATGACTATAAATAGTAATGTCCCTACGACAGAATGTCCATTCTTGAAAAATAACCAAGCTCTTTGTAGTAGAAAAATAACACCAGATTTAATTGTAGAATATATAAAACTATATACGTAGATGAAAACTTTTGTAGCTATTCAATCAGGGCCAGACTGCGAAGAAAGAAAAGAAGCTTGCAGAAAAACATGGTTGCCTCTTTTAGATGAAGATAAATTTAAATGTTTTTTTATACAGGGCGGTTACGAAGGTTCAGAAGATTACAAGATAGAAGGAGATACGATTTCTTTTAAAACTCCCAAACCTAAACATGTAGAAGTATGGGCCTCTACTGAAAATGAAGAAGATCAAGGTAGTCCAATAAGAGCACAAGGTTTTGAAACTCCAGAAGATAAAACCGTAGGTATTCGTACTTGGGATGGAAGATACATACTAACCGATAAGATTTACAGAAAGTCTTATACTCCTGCAACATGGGCCGCTCAATGGCTTTACCTTACAATGACGATCAGAGAAGCTTGTAAGCTAGCATTAACTTACGAAGATGTGGATCGCTTTATGAAAGTAGATGATGATTGTTATCTAGTGGCTAGAAACATGAACTCTTATGACTTTGAAGATAAAGACCTAGTAGGATATTTCGATAGATCATCTTACCCAGAACTGAACTGGTGTTTTGGCTCTTGTTCATCCTTGTCCAAAAAAGCTATGAAAATATTTGCTGGAAAAGGAACTAAAGAGAATTATGCCAAAATAAACTCACGAGGAATTCACATGGATGACGTTGGCATAGGAACTTTAATCAAGCATTACATTGGCAACGAGAACTTTAAACATGAAGAACAAATGAAACCTTGGAAACCTGAATACGACGAGCCATTACTTCCAATAAGCGAACATAAAGAGCTTTTAGTTTCTCATGGATATACAACAATCTCTGAAATGCAAAACATGCATATGAGGATGACTAGAATTTACAATGACGGAAATGAATAAAATAGCTTTTACTTGTATTGTTAAAAATGAAGAGTCAAATATTGTAAAATGTTTGGATTCTATAAAAAATTTTTGTGATTATTTTGTGGTAGTAGACACAGGCTCTACTGATAACACGATTAAAGCCGTAAACGACTTTTTAGAGAAAAACAATCTTACAGGGAAAGTCGTAGAAGAAAAATGGCAAAACTTTGCTTACAATAGAACTTTCGCTTTAGATGCAGCTAGAAAACATTTTGACGCAGAATATATATTGATGTTAGACGCTGATGAAACATTAAATTATGAAGAAGGATTTAACGCGAAAGGATTTAAAGAATCTTTAAGTGTAGACGTTTACGATTTAAAAACTGATTTATCTGTAGTTTACTATCGCCCGTTATTAGTACACCGTAATTTAAAATGTTTTTATAAATCTATACTACATGAATACTTAGAAGTCTCTAACAGCTTTACTAGAGAAAAAGCTGATGGTTTATGGATAACTTCTGACCTTTCAGGATTTCGCTCTTCGCAAGGAGATAATAAATTTAAGAAAGACGCGCAAGCCCTTGAGGATGCTTTAAAAACCGAAAAAGAACCGTTTTTGGTTTCACGCTATACTTTTTACTTGGCTCAGTCTTATAGAGATTCTGGAGATTTAATTCGCGCTATAAAAAGTTATAAAAAAAGAATTACTCAAGGATTTTGGGAAGAAGAGATTTACGAAAGCTACTTTGCAATAGCCGAAGCTTATAAGGATTTAAATGAGAAACCTGAGATAGTAATGGCTAGCTATCTACAAGCTTTTGAAACTTGCCCTCACCGAGCAGAGAGCTTACACGCTCTGTCTTTATACTGTAGGTTGAAAGACTGGTTTAACCTTTCTTACATGTATGCAAAAGCAGCCGTAGACATACCGTTGCCAGAAGATGGACTTTTTGTTCAAAAATGGGTATATGATTACGCCGTAAAAGACGAATTGAGTATTTCCGCTTATTGGACTGGTCATTATAAGGAATCACTAGATTTAGCTAATGAGTTATTAGACGAAAAGTTATTTCCCGAAAATCAATTAGAGAGAATAACTGAAAATAAAAAGTTTGCCCTAGATAAAACAAATGGATCAGAATAAAAATATTTTAGTTACAGCTATAGGTTCTTTAACTTCTGTTGAAGTTATAAAGATTCTCAGAGACAACTCTTTCAGAGTCATAGGCATTGATTGCGATGTAAGAGCTTCTAATAAAGAAAAATGTGATTCTTTTTTCGTTTCCCCGAATGCCAAAGATCAAAAGGAATATATAGATTTTATATTGAGGCTATGCAAAATAGAAAACGTAAACACTATTATTCCTGTATCTACCTCCGAAGTAGAAGCCTTATCTAGCAATAAAACTCTTTTAAAAAAAGAAGGTATACGATACGAACTTTCTCCGCGTGAAAGTATTAAGAGGGTAATAAATAAAAATAATTTATATTTAGACTGTGTAGAGCTTGATATACCCGTTCCATGTTTTTATCGTGTGACTAATTTGCAAGAATACGAAAAGGCATATCTCAAAATAAAAGAAGCACATGGTGTGTGCGTAAAACCGTCTCAAGGAGAGGGTGGTAGAGGATTTAGAAAGATAAAGAGTACTTCACTACAAGAAATCTTAGAATCCAAAGCTTCGGTAAATATTTCTCATGAAGAATTTAAAAAATGTATAACTGATAAGACTATAGACTTTCTGTGCATGGAGTACTTAGAAGGACAAGAATACTCTGTAGACGTTTTAGCTAAAAATGGTAAGGCTGAGATAATACTACCCAGAACCAGAGACTTAGTAGTAAATGGCTTCTCTCACAAATGCACCTTCGTAAGAAATGACTATATAGAAAAATATTGTGAAAAACTAGTACGACGCTTTAATTTAAACGGAATTGTAGGGTTTCAGTTTAAAGAAGATAAAAATAAAAATGTAAGACTATTAGAATGCAATCCAAGAATTCAAGGTGGTACATGTTTATCTAATAAACTTGGGTTTAATTTTATTGACCTTTATCTACAATTATGTAATAACGCTTGTAGCGTAGCCAATTTAGAATCATACAGGTTTCGCTACGAAAGTCTTATCGGAGTACAAGTAAGTAGATGAAAAATGTTTTATTCATAGGTGCTCACCCCGATGATATAGAAATAGGATGTGCAGCTACAATCCATAAGCGTAATAAAGACTGGAAAATCCATTGTGCGACATTTAGTTCTGAGGGGCTAGATGGAATCAATAAAGGATTAAAAAGCGTTCAGAAACGATCCTTGGGCATTCTAGGGGTATCTGAAGCTAATTGTATGTGGTATAAATTTCGACCTAGTTTTTTCTATAAGGATAGACAAGAAATTTGGTCGAGGTTTAACAAGTTAAGCATCAAAATAAAACCTGATATAGTTTTTACTCATTCCAAAGACGATCATCAAGATCATGTCACTCTTTTTGAGGAAACGGTAAGAAACTTTTACGACTCTTCTATTATAACTTATCAAATAAATCGTAGCCAAAGAACGTTTGATCCAAACTACTATGAGGTTCTACAGCAAGAAGATGTAGACGCTAAGATGAAGGCTATGAAGGAATACTCTATGTACCAATACGAGGG